ATTAACCGTAACAATATTGCCGGTGGCTGCCCCTACTGTTGTAGATGCAAGTGTTGCAATATTACCAGTCGTGGAATTAACCGTAACAATATTGCCGGTGGTTGCATTAATTGTATTTACAGTTAATGGGTCTGGTATTTCTGAAGATGCAACAAGCGTATTGTCATTATCATCTATCATTACATACGTTTGGCCAGTCTGCAGAAAGTACTCAATCCATCTTCCAGCACTATTAAAAGCGCGCAAAATTGTAGTGCCATTTGCTGTTCTATTGGAGTTCTTTACGAAATAAAACATAGGGCCGCCATTAACAGAAGCTAGCGTACCATTTGCAAGCGTGGATGCATCAACGGCAGATAAAGCGGTAGTGCTACTATATTGTGTTATGTTGTCCGATATGCCGACGATATAAGACATAAATTTATCCTTATTAATTGTTTATTAGTATGCCCAGAAAATGCCAGTGGTTGTCATGATTTATCCAATTAAAAAACCACTAAAAATAGACTTATTGCGAAGAGATACGTTTTTGTTTGGCACAACTTTTTGCCCCGCTGTCTTGCAGACAATTATATCACCAGCAGTCAAGTAGATGTTTGCTGATCCAGAAAAACACAACTCATCGAACGCGCCATATTCAATACTGTTGGCGTTAGTGGCTATTATGTAATAATCTACAGATCGACTTCCAGTTTGACTAAAATAACCTAAAAAGTAGGCATTGGATGATGGCGTCCATCCACCAAGATTTATACTTGCTGAAAAATTATAAGTACCTGTTACAGGCGCAGTAAATTGACCTGTAGAAGTATTATAATAATTTCCTGTATTAATATAGGCTGATTCAAATATTATGGTATAAACAGTTCCGTCGCCAGTAACATTTGATGCGCCAGCGGTATAAGTAGAAAATTTTGGCTGAGCAGGATAGGTAATTCGTCCAGTGCTATCAGTAACCGTTGCAGGAGTTCCGCTATTTGACAAATTAACAGCCGTAGTTGCTGTATTAATATTGCCAACAATGGTGCTGCTAAATGTCTTAACGCCATTAATGGTCGCAGCGCCCTCAGACATCACGAAATTAGCATTTGTCCCGGCATCAGGAATAGTATAAGTAACAGCACCCGCCTGAGATGCGTTAGTTATCGTGGTTGTAGTATTTCCTGCGCTATTTGCCGCAACAAAAGATAGTTTTCCTCTTGATGAAGTTGCCGGGAAAATATTTAATGTACCGGAAGTTCCTGAGGCGCCAAGATTCTCAGTGGTGGCGTTTAATGTTGTAACTGTTCCAAGGCTTGTCAAAGACGAAGATACAACATTAGAAGCCAATGTAGTACCTGTAAGCGTGCTTGCTTCCGCAGTTACCGTTATATCAGTAGATCCATTAAATGGTGTTCCGTTTATTGTTTTTGATGTCTGAAGAATAGTTGCCGTTCCAGCATTCCCAGTGATATTCGTCTGATCGCCTGTGTTTCCACCACTTATGGAAGCATTGCCAGATATCGATAATGTTGCTATACCATTGTTTACGCCAGTACCGCCTTGCGTTCCGCTTAATGGAGTCGTCAACCCGCTTAAACTTGTTATGTTAGAGTTTGCGCCACTTGTTGCAACTCCTGTTAATGTATTTGATGCGTAATTTATTGTTTTATTTGTAAGTGTCTGAGTTGCAGTTGTTCCAACTAATGAACCAGCAGGAGCTGAAACAGTGGTAAATGGGCTAGTGCCATTACCTACTAATATTCCAGTAAGTGTTGCTGTCCCACTGCCTCCCTGAGTAACTGATAAAGGAATGGTTAATCCGGTTAAACTTGTTATATCAGAGTTGGAGCCACTAGATGCGGCACTTATTACTCCTCTAGCAGCTAATGCCGTAGTTGTTGCGGAAAATGATCTAGCTAAGGTAGTAAATGGAATTTCTACAGATTGCCCAGCGGATCCAGTTGCCCCAAGAACAACATTAGATTGACTAACATTTTGCTTTATATTTAACCATCTTCCGGGGCCAGTTGTTGGCTGCACAACGGTTATGTTATCCGCTGTAGCAGATGAAGAATTATTGTATACAAATACTCCTGTATCAATAACATTGGCCATTACACCATTCACATATAAAGTAACATCAAGAGCGGCTAAGCCAGCAATATTACTAATTGGAGCATGTATAACATGGTTCCATAAAAAAACATTAGCCATTAGCTTTCTTCTCCGTCTTGGTAAAAATCATTAGCATTGTCAACATAATGCCTATTTAGGTCGTCAACATAAAATTTACTTCCGAAATCAGGAATGCCCCGAGCAGGTGGATTCAACATCCAAATATTAACACTAGTTCCCGCAACCATGAACATGTTAATAGCCCCAGAATAGGCCGGTGGCAGTAGTTCCTGAGGTCAGAACTCTTGATGCTCTATACGGATAAAGAACGCCAGAAATAATCGGAACTGTAGTTGACGTGCCATCAATCCATTCTAGTGTTACAAAACCGTCAACCGTACACATAATAACTCTTGATACGGTTGCCCCAACGGTATCCGTGAAATAAGCATCAAGTGTAACTGATCGCATGGCCTGAACAGCCTCAGTGCCATAAGGCAATCCACGGTTAGGATCATAAGGCGTCATTGTGCCAAGGGTATAAGTTTGTGCGCCTGCCATAATCTCTCCTTAACAAGGAGCCCTTTTTACAGGGCTCTTTAATAAACTAACTATTAAGATGCTGCTCTAGCTACATGATAAGTAAAGGTCGATGCGCCTGGATCCCCGCTACATAATACGCTTACCGTAGTTCCAGAGAATGAAACTTTTTGAATGCTAACGGCGTTCGCAGAAGTTGCAATCTGAGCCATGACAAGATCACCAGCAGTCAAGCCAGAAATAGTGAACGTTGCAGTTGCGCTACCGCCAGCATAAGAGCCTGTGCCAGCAGCAGATAAAATAGCAGCTGGCGTAATGCCTGGAGCTAATTTAGCTAAAGTAACGGCAGCAGTGTTTATCTTGGCAGTAGTTACGGCAAGATTAGAAATGGTGAAAGTAGCAGTAGTAGAAGCAGCCGACAGAGCTAAGTCACCAGCTACAGCGCAATCAGTTGCAACGCCGGCAACGCCAGCAAGAATGTGATTGCTTGCTAAGGGGGCTAATTTGCTAAATGCAATAGCAGCATTAGCGGCAATGTCAGAATTCACAATGCCACCGATGTTACCTAATGAAATGGTGTTATCAGTATCACTAATAAGAATGTAAGTTTGCCCAGTAACCAAGAAGTACTCTTGCCATTGTCCACCGCCAGTGGCAGTAAGGATCGTTGTGCCGTTGGCAGTACGTTGATTGAGAATACTTTTCTCATAAATGTACATAGATCCGCCAGTTACGGCAGCTAATTGGCCTTGGCTAACTTGTGCGCCATCGACAGGTAGATTTACGTCATATGCTGACAAAGCAGAAGTCGAAGCAAAGTTTAAAATATTATCTGGAATGCCGCAAATGTAAGACATAAGAACCTCGTGTTAAGTTGTTTGTTAAAAAGTCAATCTAATCAACATTATACAATCATAGTTTAATAATATGTGGTAGTGCCAAAGTTGGATCAGTTATGTTCATCGCCGTATTTGATCCCGTTGTCGTAGAGAACTTAGCAATAGGATTTGTGGCAGATGGAGCACCAGCAAAGCCATTTTGAACGGGTGACGATGAGCTATCAAATGCCGTTGAACTATGACTATGCGCAGCTAATTCGCCAGTCAACTGAAAGTGTGAGCTTTCGCCAACTGCTTGACCTGAAACATACGGTTGCCACTCTGCCGTTGTTCCTGCAGCTGTATAGACTGTCTGTATGCCAGTACCAACAGAAGTTATTACAACAGCGGTTCCTGCTAGAGCATTAGCAAAGTTAGTAGCTAACTTATAAGTTCCTGTCGCAGCATTGATAACTATTACATAGTAAGTGGTTGCCGTTGCAAGGCCAGTAGGCGCCGTTCCTGTTGTCAGTAATCCAACTGCGCTACCAGTATATAGACTTCTATTTGCATATAGGGAATCGCCATTAATAGTCAGAGTGTTGGTAGGATCTACCGTTACTGTATAGGTAAACTTAACTTGTTGGGTGCCTGCATTGGCAATCGATCTTCCACTATTAAAAAACACTTCAATTTGTCTATTATCTGAGAAATCAGCAGCAGCAGACGCTCCCCTTACAACTTTTGCTCCTGTATCGTCATAAACGGGGCATATTGCGTCGTTGTAAGTAGTCCAAAGAGCTGTAAATAATGACTTTGTGTAAGTATTATTAGCAACTGTTGCTCCAGATAGCGCATTACCAATAGTTCCGCTGGTAAATGGTATCCAGCTATCCTGAACTGTCCCGAAACTTTGTATTTTAATAGTTCCAGTTGACTCCTGATGAGCAGAAGATAGCAAAGAAAAGCGCTCATCATATGAAAGCTGACGATATGGCAGAACTACAGGGCTAACTACTAGCTGAGTATTTGCAATATCAACTTGATAAGTCGTATTTATTGGCATTTCCCAACCAATTTGCACGGCGCTTCCGGTCATTACACTCTTCCCGCTCAAGCTTGGCACTGGAATAGTGGCAGAATAAAGAGCCCATGCATTTGTAAGAACTACGTCAGTCCCTTCGGTCAATACGTCTGTAGATCCGCCAGACCCGAAGTATTGGTTAACGTAAGGCGTGATAATTGTTCCATTAGAAGAAGACTTAGCGTAAAAACTAAAAGTTATTGTTTCGCCTGCAAAGTTTTGAACATTAGTTATAGGCTGATAAATATTCTTAAACGTCTCCCCGCCAAGTCCCGCATTAGTACATGCTGCACGCATATAGTAAACAGGAGTATTAGGAACGTCAGTTTGCCCAGCAGAGAAAAGTTGTCTTGTTAAAATGTCAGCGGCATTATTGTTTGACTTAAAGAACATCCAGTTATAGGGCGCCTCTGTCGCAAATGCCAAGTTGATAGCGGAACAATCAGCAGTTACCACCGATACCGCATCAATTCCATAATCATACATTCCCCAGAAATCAAACTCATTATTTATCAATAAGTTAATAGGGTTTGATGTCGTTACAGATCCCCCAGAATCTAAGCCGGGAGGAGCATTAAAGTTATCTCTGCTATAAAGCAATACGCTATCAGCAGTATAAATCTCGATGTAGTAATTATCATCAGGAATTAACGAGTTCACCTTCCAGTAGATAGTAGCCATACCCTTATCATCTAAAATGATAGGATTGGTGTTCTCTGTATTGCCAGTCCAGTCGGTATAAGTAGCTTTTCTAGCAGAGTGATCTAATGAGCTATAGGTAAATATCTGGCCATTTGCATTAGGCTGCAAGTAAACAACGCCTGTGCTAATGATTGTTAGTACGCCAGTGCCATTTGTCGTTAAATCAATAGCGGTTCCGGCTAAGGCATTGTTATAAGTGGTCGCCAACTTATAAGATGTAGAACTTAAGAAAATTATGTAATAAACTGAAGAATTATTCAGCGGTGAAGGCAATGTGGTCGTAGAACTAACCATTACAGCTTTACCAGTGAAATAATTACTGCCAGCTGACACAGTAATGATGTTCGTCAAGGAATCAGCAGAAAACACAAACTCACTAGGATTAGCTGACACAGTAACGCCAAGCCATTCTTGCCAATTTGGTTGCGGTGCTAAGTTATACCATGTAGTCATTCTTGATTTCCTTGATTATTTGATAGTGCGCTAGATAACTGGCTTGAGATAGCTAACATCTTAGATTGTAAAGACTTTTTCTGTGAAGGTGTCATCTTGGAATTGGCTAACTCAAATCCTTTGGGGCCAGTCATTAGCGTCGCCTTTCCCTTATTTGCAGCTACATTGAGCAATGGTTTCCCCAATAGCATTGCGAGTCCTTGAGCCAAGTCCCCATGAGCCATTAGGCTAAGTGCCGTAGTGGCAGATGCCAGGTCACCTAGGTGGCCGCCAACGCTTCTTGCCTTAGCAAAAGCCGCTTGAGCGCCAGTTTTTGGATTGGATCCATAGTTTAATACATCACCAAGTTTCCCATGAACTTTCTTAAGCGAATCTATCTTCCCCCATTTTTCAGGGCCAAACAGGGCGACGCCAGCATCATCAGACATAGAGCCGATGCTTGATAGAGCATTTGAAACCTCGGGGTTATTGCGCTTATTCATCTTTTCGCCAGCAGATCTCAGCTTAAGAAACCCCAAATCCTCCTTAATATTGGGAATTAGCGAGGTAATTCTTGATATAGCTGTAGGATTATCTGACTTAACAAGGTCATCAAGTATTTTATCTGGATCAGCCTTTATCCTAGCCTCTGAAAGATATTTTTTGAGGCCCGGATGCTCTCTTATAGGCGCAACAGTAGTTGAATAGTCTTTTTCTGCATCTTGCCACATTGATTTTAAGTTTTGATCGCCAGAACGCTCTACCGACTCGTTGATATCGTTCATCAATGACGACTTCATCATATTAAGATGGCGCTTAGTTGACCTATCATTAGTGTCAGATATCGCTTTATTTAGGCTTTCCTTCATGTCAGTAGCATTACTAAATGACATTTCTTTACCGGCTTTTTCTGGAATATCTCTATATAAAGCTGCCCCTGTTGCAGGGCTTATGCCATATTTTTCTTTGTATCCTTTTTCACCAACAGCACCAACTTTCCCTAGAGACGCCAACTGATCTTTGGCATAGTTAATTGCTTCATCTGTCGGCCTATCCCCATCACCTTCTTTCCAGTTTGCCACTTTAGATAGAGACTCAACATACGATGGAACGGAAACTTTAGACCCAGTTTTTGCAGACTCTTCATCCATTGCCTTGTACTTGCTAGTAACTCTATCTTTGTTGGACTGAAACACGTCGTTTATCTTGTCTTGCACGACCTTTTTCATTTCAGTTTGAGTAGGAGCCTTCCCCTCTTCAGAAATTAATGGCTTTCCCTCTCTATCAGTGACATTAAATGAGCTAAGAATATCGTTAGATGCAGTATCTACCTTGTTTTTTAATGCGGTTATCTTTTCTCGCTCTGCACTATTGCCAGCTGCAGGAGCAACTTCATTTAAATATTGTTTTTGAGCGTCACTATCAGTGGTGTTATAGACGTGCGGTATATCTTTTTCAGGGTCAAGGCCAATATCTTTAGCTGCTGCCATTGATTCTGTGTCAAGATTCTTTCCAGTTAGCCATTGCGCATATTTTGCTGATGTTCCTGTTATGGCTCCTGGAATTGCAGCAGCAACACCTCCCAACGCTGCACCTCCTAGCCTTGCATATGGGTCAGAACTATCGGTTAATGCTCCACCTGTTGCTGCACCCATTCCGGCAGTTTTTAATAATCCAGGAGCCGCCCCCAATACCTCCTCGCTAAACATTGGCGCAGCAATGGCAGATTCTCCAACTACCTTCCCTGCTTCATTGTAAAAAGGATGGGCAGCAATAGCTTCTTGCTGGGATTTGTATGGAGCAGCATTAGGCTCTATTAATGGAATTGTCGGAACATTAAGATTAGAGAACTTATTAAAAGCATTAATTCCAACGTTAGGTATTTCAGCAATAGCATGTCCAGCGCTTGCGCCGCCTTGTAATATACCAGTGCCAAGCGATTCAATCTTATCTATATCTCTTTTAACGCCTGGGATTAAATCCTGAAATGTAGACTTAAAATGGAAAGGGGAAGTGTCAGCCTGCCTGGCAGCATTTGCCGCCGCATCCGTATTATCAGACAATGCATTAGATAATGAATCATACTTGCTCTTTGCGTAATCACTAATGCTAGGCAACTTTCCTGAATTTTCGGTCGGTTGACTACTTTTGGACTGATAATTACTTATCATCTCATCAAGCGATGGCTGATTGGCAGGAGCTTTATTAGCGCTAACAGCAGGAATAAGGGGCGCAGATCCGCTATTATCTACAGATGCTGGCTTGCTTGCAGTCTGCTTAGACTGATACTGAGAAATCATTTCATCAAGTGATGGTTGAGCATTAGCCATTAGGTGCAGACCCCATTTGATTAGTCTTTCCAAGCATTTCTATTAGACCTGGCATGTATCTTTCACGATCTTTCTCGCTCTTGCCTCGCATAAATACTTCAGCTTGACCTCTAGTCATGTCAGGAACCAATGGCATCTTGCTAAAGTCTCTGTCAACTGGAACGCCAGTTAATTGCTGATAGTCTTTACCCATGTTGCCTTGTTGAGCCTTCTTCTGCATGTCCATAGCTTGAAGATTCATTATCTCAGACATGCCATTTAAAGTTTGAAGTTCAGTAGCACCTGGATTGAATGCAGCCCTAATTACTTGCGCAGCACTATTAACGTTATTGATAGTGCCAGTATTAGTAAATTGCTTAGCTAATTGATCAGGCGTGATTTTTCCGTAAGTATTCTGCAATGTTTGCATGGTGGAAAACTCAGGGGTTGGCTTCATCATTCCCGACTTAATTGCCAATTGTTCTGCAGCAAACTTCTGAGGTCCGCCAACACCAGAATAAGCAGTAATGGCGCCAGGATTATTCATGATTAATGAATTAACTTCTTTTGCTGAGTTATATGCCGGAATATTAGCCATAAATGCTTCTCTAGCACCTGACGATCCAACAGATTGCTGCTGTGCAAGGTCAGCCATGTTTTGCATGTCAGGCGTAATATCAGCCACTTTATAATGCTGCGCTTGAGAAGGCTGTCCACCAGCCATTGCGCTTTGTGGAGGATATTGAACAGGCAAATCAGAAGGAGCAGGTAGGCCAGTCATTTGCGATCTTTGCCCATTGACTCCAGCCGCCATTGCACTTGGCGTTATTCCTTGTGCGGCTTGTAAGTCTTGTTGCGACAGCTGCTGAGGATACCCGCTCATAGCGCTTTTTGGTGCGCCACCCATTGCCGACTGATAGTTGGGATTATCTGTGCCTTGCATGTATGGATTTTGATCAGCATTTTTATTGAACTGAGCCATAATCGAAGGGGCAAGATATGGCGGAGCAGCCGCAATCAATTTAACAAGCTGATCTTTACTTAAATTAGAAGCCTGCCCGCTTTCTAATGCAGCAGCGGCAGCTTGATTCTGGGCAGTTGCATTAGCCTTGTTTATTTCTGCTTGCTGCTGACTTGGGTAATATTGCGTCTGCATCTGCGACCTTTGCAATTCTTGCTGAGACATTGGCTCAACAAAAGGCAATAGCTTAGATAACTTTTGATTTTTGTAATATTGTGTTTGCAGATCTTGCGCGCGACCTAAAGCACCCATTAAAGAGTTCTTGTTCATCGCCTCAACCATTGATGGCTCTGCAGCCATGAAGCTAGATACATCGGGCATAATGGCTCCTATTACCAGTTATAGTTAGGGTTTTGACCTTGCGAATACACATGCGAAGACATTGTGCCACCATTGCTTAATGATGGTGAAAACATCCCGCTAATAGGAGATATTAACCCACTAGCTGTGCCGAGAACATTATTCCACATACCGGAATTAGCCATATCGCCCATTGCATTGGCCTGACCAATGTTTTGTTGAGCTCCACCGATAGCTTGCCCAGTTTTAAATGTGTACCCTCCAAGCGCATTGGTTAATTGCCCGCCAGTCTGCATTAATGGATCGTAGTTTCCAGTAGCAGCGCTGCCAAGCTCCATCATGTCGTTATAGTATTGCTGACGATCTTGCGAGGATATTCCTTGGCTCATGGTGTCTACAGCACGTTGATTATTGCCGGATCCAAGCATGCCACCAGCAGCAGCCGCCGCATTGGCTTGTTGCGTTCCAAGATCAGTTTGATACTGCGCCCATGGACTTGCAGTATATTGCGTCATCCAGTTACCAGTGCCGCCAGGGCCATTGCCCATCATGGATTCCATTTGCTTCTGATACTCATTGCCCATGCCCATCATGCTATCGCCAGCAGCATTTCCGCGATCCATCCAAGGCTGAAACATAGTGTTAATCTTGTCTAAGTACTGATTATAAGTGTTAATTGAATTCTGATAGCCTTGCGCTAAGTCACTAGATGCGCCGCCTTGTCCACCACCAAAAATATCATCCATCATGCTCATAAATCACCCCTAAACGTTAGCTATTCTTGCTTTTTCTAAAAAGTTATCGCAAAAGTTTGGCGTAATAAACTTGCCGATCTCAGCTTTAACGTAATGTAGTTGCACATGGCAACTATTTGTAAATTCAGTAATATATACTCTAAATTCTACTCGAGGAGCAGCTCCAGATGTTGCACCCTCAGGTATTGTCATGCCATCAATAGAAGCACCAATAATATTTATACCTTCTTTGAGATTTACAGCCCTTGATAATGTCAGTTCACTTTCAGGGTCATAAAACCTATAAATACCAAATCTTATTGCAACATCATTTCCGCCAACATTTGTCACTAATGCACTTAAAGACAATGATTGTCTAGTTAGCTGCCTTATATTATGCAAGCCATCAATAGACTGATATAGATAAAATGGCTCATGATTATTCCCATTAATAACAATATCTTGATAATAAGCGGAATTAGACGAAACCTCGTCATTGATCGTATATGCCTTGCTACTTACAGTAAAAGTCATAATCACCCGCTATTAACTTGCCACAAGTCAGAAGAAAAAGAGCCGTTCGTACTCAATTCAGTTACATCACCAGAAATACTATCTTGTGAGTTAAAGTTATTATTTATCAATAAGTTACTGTTTGACGAGGAAGATGCAACAGCATTAACAGTAGAATAAGTGTTGTAAAAGAATCTATCCCACTCGGTCGTTATCTTTCCATTGCTATCAGAAATTGGAGCAAGCCTTGGAGCAGGATTAAGCGGGTCAATAGCCATTAATTGCTCCCAGTGACGATCTGTATCTTTGCGCCAAGTACGTACAGCTGCACAGGTGCGTACACATCAACGCGAGGCGTGAAGCTTCTCATTACTCCGCATCCATACCAATTGGCTCTATATCGATACTCGCCAGCTTTTCCGATCGGTGTTGGTCGTTGAAAGCTAAATGTATGGCCTTCATCTGTTGATACTGATAAAAATGCCTGAGGATCTTGCCCAGGGTTATTCTGATTGCCTGACCCACCTTGGAAATTAACTTCAAAGTTTGCTACCTTAAATCGATTATATGTTGGCAGCATTAAGCTAGGGCCTTGTATGCTGTGATGTATTGATGTTCCGTTATCTGTGTAAATGTTAGATGACAGATTGTAGATAACTGAAGCGTTTCTACTGCCCATCAAGTGCTGCTTATTAAAGTACGTGATGCATGATCCCACATGAGCATCGCCATTAAGCTGCTCTAAATTGAACCATCTGATACCATTGTTAGTCAGCGTAATATCCACCAACCAAGTAACGTTAGCTGTCGGAAACGTCAGCTGATAGAAAATATGCCCAGCTTCTTTGTAGATGAAGCCAATCGCATCACTAACCACCAAGTAAGTTCTAAGCGCCAAATCTACTGCCTGAGAGCTGATTTTAGTGGGAGTTGACCCAGTGGTCATATAGACAGAACCCACGCCATTCTTGTCGCCCGCTAGCCACACTAGAACACCTTGGCCTTCTGCAATAGATCCAGTTGCAATGCAACCGCATTCGAAAAGTAAGTTAGTATTGTACGTAAAAGGAAATGTGCCTTGAGCTTGAGGGTACCATACTTCAGTAGTGTAATTACCAAATATAAACAATGAGTTATTTACAGCAGCAAGGCCCTGAATGGTGTCAGCCTTGGCATTGAAAACTACTCCATTTTGAGTATTCCAAGTTGTTGCAGATCCCGCAGCAGATACAAACCACTGATTGCTCTGAGCTTGACAAACAACAAAATAATCATTAAAGAACACGCAATCTAGCGGACGAGCAGGAAAGTTATCAGAAGTTACGAGAGTCAATGTCTCTGCTGTAATGTCATATGCATAGCCGAATGCGCCATCTACTATAAGAACTTGCGAAGTTGAACTGCTTACTCCAATAAATCCAGCTGAAGTAGTCAGGCTCCCAATCGGCGTGGATCTTGTGCCATTTGATAACAGATAAATAACGTCAGCAGAGAAAGCTAAACAATAAGAATAAGCGCTATTCTGATCCGAATATATCGTGCGAATGCCATTTGAAGACGCATTAAGCGTGTATCTAAGCACATAACCAGGAGTTGGGTTATATGACAGTGGCTTTGTGCCATCTTGGTCATAAGACACGTAATAATTGACTACACGTCTTGTATCTTGCTCTGGGGATCTCTCTTGATACGTCTGTGTGACGATCGGATAATCCATCGATTGCACCGCCATTAGGTGAACCATCCAGTAAATGGAAATACTTGTCGCTTCTTATTGCTGATGGTCTCCGTCTTACGAGAAATAAGATCTATCTTATTGTTTCCACGCATATTGGCCAGTGCTCTATTAGCCTTAAGGATAAATCCCTGTGGAAGCTCAATAGAAAATGAGTCAGCAATGTCCAGCATTAGCTGATACTTAAGATTAAGCAAGAAGCCACGTGGCATTCTTATTTGCAGATCTTCGTATAACTGAACTGTCGGCAAAGTCTGCTTTAAAACTAGCTGCGCTGGGAAATCTTGTTGCGGTAATGGCTGAACAATTAGCTCACTGTAATTGGCAAATGGTCTCAATAAGTACTGAGCAGGATAAGTAGAAACACCACGGTATAAAATGGCAGCATATTCAGGCTCCGTCATTGCCTCAACGCTAAATACGAGATTATTTCCGCTATCAGGATTGATCATGTACGTAAAAGAAATAACATCAATCATGGGATTGACGTTTACATCATACTGATCACCAATTCCGAAAGTATAAGAGCCAACATTTGCCCTAAATACAAAGTCAATTACAGTGCTGTAAGGAATTAGTGATGTATCACTGCCCCATTCTGTCAAAATATCATTAAGAAGAATGAAACCTTGATTGATCATGTACGCAGGAACGTTGGCATTTTCCTGGGGGATAAGCCCAGTCTGCAAAAATGCGTCTATAATCAATTGGTTAGCAGTGTATGACATAATTAAATCGCTAGTTCATTTAAGTTTTCTTCAATTACTTTTGCTGTGCGTGGCTTACGCGTCTTAACTTCTGCAACGTCTTCGCCTCTGCGTAAAGCATCGATCTTTAGTTCAAGCTCAATCGATTTCTCACTAGCGCTCTTAAGTGACGCAAGCTCTTTATCGATAAAGGTGCGAGGATTGTCTGAATATCCTTCTGCGATGAAGTGATCACGCTCAAAGAAGTCGCAGATAATGTACTCTTCCCAA